TTATTATAAATATGGCATTATAAAGGAACTACTTTACCTTTTATATCAGTGTTAGGGTATCTTACTTCAAAAATACTAGGATCCAATGAAGGATAAATTACTTGATTTTGAGTTGCTCCGGCAATATCATAAGCATATTGTGAATATCCTGAAGTGGTTCCTGCTTTATTTGAAATAGAAAGATTTTTAACAGATTGAACTCCGGAAATTTTGTCAAGGAGAATATAGAGGTCACGAAGTAAAATTGGTTGATTAATTTGCCAATTATTTAAGTTAAAGTAGGTTTGTAAAGCAGTGACACATGTTAATAGAACTTCATTGTTATTATATTCAGGAAGTACTATGATTTCAAAATCAACACCAATATTGATAATAAACGCATCTCTAATTTCAATATTGTCACCAATCATTCTATATTGGGACATATAGGTACGTAAATTATTTTTTAAAGTTTCAGTAGCATAATCTAGTTGTCCTTGTGCATTTAAAGATAAAACATATAAATTAAGTGTTTCAATTGTTGAAACTTGATTATCTGTTAATTTAGGTTGTTCAATAAATGCTTTAGAAATAGATCCATAATCGGAAGGCATACTTAAAGCTCTAACTAAATAATCATCTGCTGTAACTGAACGTTTTTGAGAGGCTATTAATGTTAAAGTATTTTGACGGATTTCTTCAATATTGTCTCCACCTTTACCTCCACTAGCAGCTTCAGTATTATTTGAAGCTAATGAATTAAATACATAGTTTGCTAAAGTAGAGTCTAAATTTATATTATTAAATTTAGTTTGAGATGGGTTTATAGTAGTAAGAGAATTTGCGGCAACATTTGATGAAACACCACCACCAGTTAAATATCTTACTGTTAAAGTAGTATTTGAAGGAGTAATACCATAAGTTCCTGTAAATAGGAAATTTGTAGGTGAATATGCTGTTGTTAATTTATCTTGAGAAAATGGTAAACCAATCCCTACATTATCGGCATTTGGAGTAATTTCTTCAGTAACGTTAAGAGGATCTCCAGAACCAAATTGTAAATCAATATTGGTATTAGAAATAGCTCTAGTAGTAAAACGTCTTGCTACTTTTTTAAGACGAAGTAAATAAGAAGTATCTCCATTAGAATTTGGGTCATTTACATTAGTATTTTTTATAGTATTAAATACCATTTCTTGACCTAAAGTATCTACTTCATACCAAATATTACCATCAGAATCGGTAACATCTAATATTTTAAGAAAATTATTAGCAGTAAGTTGAATAGTATTAAACGGAATAGGATCTGTAAAATTAAATGATTGAACATTAATAGTAGCAGAAATTGCTTTTCTACTTTTCTTTAAAAGAAAATATTGGGGGTTATTTCCTGAAATTTGATAGATGGTTACTTCAGTTGGGTCTTGGGAACTTGAAACTGAAAAATCAATTTTATCTTGGATGAGGAAATTACCACCATTAAGAGAACTTATAGTAGTATTTTCTCCTACAGTTAAAGCATAATCATAATCAGGAATATATTCTCCAAGAACCAATTTAGAAGGTACTTGTTGATATACATCAACTACAGCTTGTGCAGCAGTTGATAATTTAGGTTTATAACCAAACATATATGCTAACTCATAAACATTATTTGTTTGTTGAGCATATTGAACAAATGTTTCTTGAAATTGGTTATCTAAATAAAAACTTAAAACGTCTCCCACATATGATGCTTGTTCTATAAACATCATACCTGGGGATGCAGGGGTAAAATCGTTATAGGTTAACGGGAAATAGGTTTTAGAAAATTCTATTAGTCTTTGTCTAAAACTAGAAAAATCACGATTTATGTATTTTATATCTCTATTTACGTTAGCCATTTTTAAAATTCAATTGTTATAGTATCATTGATACTAGTGTTTAATACTGAGTATTTAAGTGTAACTGTGATTTGATTAGTATCTGATTGGCCTGTTACTAATAGATCATTTACTATAATATTAGGAAAATAAACAGATATTTTATTGTTAACATCTTCTCTAAGAAAATTTAAATTATCTGCAGTTATTTGTTCAAATATAAATGTTCGTAAACCACCCCCAAAAGTAGGATTCATAGGTATTTCTCCTGGGTTTGTAAGGAAGTAGTTAATAAGATTATTTTTAGTGGCTTCTGCTGTTGTATAGTTTGAAAGAAAAACAGCGGGGCCACTAAAGGGAAGATTAACCCCAACAGCTGTACTTGTATCAAAGTCAATAGGTGCTATTTGTTGAGGACTAAATGCCATTACTTACTATTCATTAAGGCCATAATTTGATCCATTCCTACTTCTCCGGCACCTAAATTACCATTTATAGGGTCACTTACTTGTGGTTTAAATGGAACTTGAGCATCTTTAGAAGTAAAACTCATCATAGTTTCATTCATGATATCAGCATATGCTTTTCGGGTATCCATTGTAGGTTGAGTAAATGTGGGGTTTGTTGGTTGGGGAGGTACAGGAATTGAGGTAAAGGATTCCTTTACAAGTGTTTTTGGAGTACGAACTGCTTCTAAAAGAATATCTTTTAATTCCTCTTGAATTGCCTCTCGTACAGCTTCTTTAATTAATTTTTTTAATCCGTCAATTTTCATATGTTTATAAATATTAAGTTAGTCAGCTTTTAAATCATTTTGCTGAATGTAAAATACTAGTTCATCTATTAATATTTGGTCAATTGAGCTAAATGACCATTCTCCTTTTAACATTACCACACCTTGTTTGTTACGTGCAAGTGCTCTTCTACGTTTTAAAGTATTTGTAGTATTTTCTGTTTCAACCCCCATTTCAAATCCATTTACATTTGTAACTACAGGAGATAATTGAGTTGATTGTTGAATCGTTAATGCAGTCAATTCTGCTGAGATTCTTTCTTGATCAGCATCAGGATAACATTTTTGTACTAATTGATCAAGTAAATTAAGTAACTGAATAGCTTGGGCTAATACTTGTTTTAAAATGACTAATATAGATAATATCCCAGCATTAACTGAAGATAGTGTAGCAATGGTTTTATCTAATCTTTTTTCAACTCCTGAGGGGATAGGATTTGTTACTGGAGGGTTAGTTTCAGCTATGGTTAAAGTAATTTGAAGAATAGCAATAACACCTTGGGTAACTCCTAATACTTTAGTAGTTGTATCAATAATTTTTAAACTATTAGTTAATTGTTTTACTAGTTTATTCTTTCGGTTAATTAAATCAGTTAATTCAGCTTGTGTAGGGCAAACTGCTTGATCTAAAAGTTTAGGTAATTGTTCAGCTTTATATTCTGAGAGTTTAGTTATACCAAACCCTGCAACCATAGTTAGTATAGCAGGGATTAAAGTATTCTTTAAAGTATTAACTTGATTAGATAATTTTTCCTCAGCATAGTATGAAATATCTTTTTTGCTTTTAGAAAGCTCTTTAATTTGATTTTTACTTAATTGAGTAGATTTAAGTTTATCTTGAGCTAAAGAAGAAATTGTAGGTTGAAGTTGTAAAACTCCTAAATCAGTTTTTAGAGCACCATCTCCTTTATATAAAGGTGGTTCTATAGATTCATACCCAATAGCAGTTATATCTAAAGATAAACTTCCACTTTCAGGAGTATCTCCAGTAATAGTAAAATTACCGTCAGTGTCAGTAAATACAAAATTTAAAGGTAAAATTTTTACATTAGCTCCCTTAATTGGATCTTGAGATTGACCATTTACAACTGTTCCTTTTATAGAATAAATCATGCTGTTTTAACAATTTTAGATTTTACACTATCAATTTGATTGTAAACACTTTCAAACACTTTAAGTGCTGAATTTGCGGTTGTTAAAACAACTGGGTTGGGTGAAGGGGCTCCACTAGGCCAATCTTGGACTACTTTTAAAGCCTCAGCTATATTTTGTAATTCATTAAGTATTATTTTTAAATATTCTACTGTCTCATCACCTCGCAAAACTGATTGATTTGCATTTTTATTGCCTAAACGAGTTAATTTACTAGTAATATTTATTTCACTTGTGGATTCAATATTTACACTTCCGTTTGAAGAAATACCTACTGAATTTTGTCCACTAATTAATACACTATCGTTTTTGGCATTGATTATAACCCTATCTGAATTAAAGATAATTTGAGGATTAGCGTATTGAGCAGGTGTGGTTGGTGGGGTAGTATATGAAACAAAATTCTCATTTGCTATACTAAATGGAATTTTTTGGTAAGAGGTTAAATATATTGAAGATAAATCTTGAGATATATTTTCAGTAATAGGTTCAGCCCCAAAGCTACTAGCTTTAGGATTTTGACCATTTATAAGTATAGTGATAGGATCTCCATTATTTCCAAATGAAGACCAAGAGTTAGAATAATTACCAGTTACTTTAGCTGTACTACCTAAGCGTACACTATTACCCCATCTACCTTCATAAATTACATCTCCAGCAAATGGTAATAAAGGATGAATATTACTTTTTTCAACAAATGTAGCTCGGTCCGGATTGGAAAGAGAATTAAAATCTAAAGAAACAAGATTATTATTTTGTACGTTATACCCCCCACTTTCTACTTGAGAATAATTTAATTTTTGAGATGTTGGGGTTGGGTTAACTAGTGGAGTAGGATTTGGATTCACATTGGGGGAAACTGCTCCGTACAATGAAATAGGTCCTTCATATACGAATTGACCTCCAATGGTATTGGGGGCAATTACATACTTAACTCTAACATATTCGTTAACTAATGGAAATGCTTTTTTATATGGGTCACTTGGAAGAATATCAACATATGTTTTTCCAGTTAATACTCCTTTACTACTTACTTTTTCTCCACTAATAGTTCCTATTTTTGTAAAACCAAGTGAAGGATCTAAATTAATATCACTTACACGAACTATAAATTCTTCATTAGACGTTTTACCAGACCCTCCCCCTTTAGCCTTATCATTTAAGGCCTTATTGGTCATTGAAGGAAATCCAAATTTATGTGACATTAATCTTTAGGGTTGAATTTTTTTACCTCAGATAACAATTGTGCTTTTTCATCCTCAGTCATTCCAAATCCTTCATCTTCTGATTTACCTGTAGCTAAGGCACGTTGGATGATAGTAGCCATTTTAATTAATTGCTCATCATTTTTGATACCTAATTCCATATATTCCTTGATTAAAGGAACAATCAAAGTAGCGTCACCAATGTCATTAATAAGGGGTTTTAACTCACCTATCAAAGCTGTGATTTGGGTCTCTTTTTTCTTTTGGTTTTCGTAAATTTCCTTAAGAATGTCCGAGAATTTTTTCTTACCAAATACGTTTGATTCTAAATTACTCATATGTATTGTTTTTTATAAATATAAACAACTACTAGAGGTGGAAACTCATATATCCTTCCTCCAAATAGAACAGGTAATTTTTCTTAAATACTCCATATAATACACCTGCTATTTTAGTAATTTTAGGAGTTTTAGCATCAGGTATCATCTCGTGTATATAAATGTAAAGAGCTTTTTTATTGAATACATCGATGCTATCTCGTTTTCTAAACAGCTCTAAAACCGCATCCGCAATTTTCGCGTCATATTCTTTAGGGAAGATTTCGTATAAGTTAAAGCTGACGAATTCAACATATTCGTCCATAAAATGAGATAGTCTATCATCTGAATTGTTTGGTTCAATAGTATAGGTATGATCTGAATCGTCTTTAGATAACTCATCTACTGAAACCTTGCTAATTTTACTTTTGTAATTTTTCTCATTATATAAAATGCACCAACGTTTTACAATGGTACCAAAGTAAGAATATGCTTTAGCTCCATTCTGGGGGTTAAATAGGTGAATTTTAGATAAAAGAAATACTATAATCTCATGTTGCAAATGTTCTAAATTTTCTACTTCAGTATGGTAAAATTTGAACGTATGGATTATATTTTGGGTTAATTTAAAAAATGCATAATGGATACGGTCCTCGTAAATTTTACTTTTCAACACAGAATCGACCGTGTTATTGTACAACACGATCGCATCTTCTGTATCTTGAGTAAAGTAATTTTTACTTCCCGGTTTTTTAGGCATTTTAACTGAACTTTCTAAGGTTAAACTCATTGAGGATTTCTTGGATTTTTAAAATTGATTGAAATATAACCCCAACTTCGTCATCTTTTTCAAATACACCTCCACGATCTAGTTCTTTTAATTTCTTATCTGAAATTTCAATTGTGCGAGATAGACGGTCTAGGTAGGTTAAATATCCGGCTAGTACGTCTTCTTGTTTTTCTACTTTGCGCATAAGGTTAAAAGTCGTGAATCCTAGGATCACGACTAAAACCGCTAAAACGCTAATTACTACTGTTGTCATAAGCTATCTAACATGTTTTTTAAACTATCACTTTTGAATGTTCCAAGTGCTTTAGTTTTGGTTGATGTCTTTTTAGACATGTTGGGTTTATTCCCTAATGTAAAATTTCCTTTTCCGGCATCCACGGACTTTTTATCCTCTTTTAACTTAGGTAACCATTCACGTTCAAATTCGATACGTGCTGCCATTAAATCGGCCTGGTGTAAGATAAAAGGTAGAGATGTTCTTGGCTTTTGTTCTGGCATATAAGACATAAGATATTTTTCATTCGCCTTATCATATAAACCATCATGTGTCTGAATAGCAATCATTTCATTGAATGTGTACTGGACGCCATGTGATTGAAGCATAAATAATC